CAAGTTTTAAGTAATTTTTTAATCAATGTACTTCTCCAGGATTATTTATTTGATTTAGAGAAGTACTTTTCTACACTTTTAATTTTCTATAATACTGTCGTTAGTATATTGATCCCAGTCAGTGAACTTCTTACGATCTTGAAGTTCATGAAGATTATGGATCCACACACCAATGTTACTGGTATTGAAGTTTTTATCGTCAATTTTGAGACATGCATTGTAATTAAACAATGACAAATAGGGAATCTTAGCAGAAATCATTGCGATAAAACGATTGTGCTCGTTCAAACACATGTCAGAAACATTTTCACAATAATCGATATCAAAATCCAATGTTACCCAAAATTCTTCTATAAGCAAAGTTCTAGCTAGATTCTCCCATTGTGTAAATGATTCATAGTTATCTGCTTTAAAACTATGATTTGCACCAAGATAAATATGATCACAGTTATTTTCTTTGGCCAGTTGTATTATTTCATCTGCGGGATGTATGCCAACAACAAACAGTGTATGTTTACCGTAAGCGGGAGTTCTTTCTACTTCTGTACCAACAAATAATGTTGCGTCGTTTCTTGTTCCTACTTGATATGCTCTTTCCATTTATTCAACCTTATACAAATAATGCATTAAACTGTGGTTCTGGTGAAGCAACTGGCTTTATTTCCTTGGATATATTTTCTGAAATGATATCACCAGCTTCATCATTTTGTTCAAAATGTGCATTGAAAAATGTTGTGCTGTTAATTGCCTTTTTACCTATATGCCCACGTTGACCAACAATATCCATCCAGAATTTATTGTGTTCTGTGATCAGATCTAAACTTCTTTGATTACCAGCATTGGCGATAATCTCATCTACTAGATCTCTAAAATAAACATAGCCAAATGGACTGTTTCTTCTCAACATGCCGGGTACAATACCCTGATCATATTTTTCATTGGCTGATAGTACAGCATTGATATGCATCCAAACGTTGTGTGACATTTGAATAGCATAGCTGAAACTATCCCAGCTAGTCTTGCCTTCTTTGCCTATTAGATTAAGATCGCCAGGAGCATAACAACAAACATCTTTTACTGAAATATGCTTAGATATATGGCTATCCATAAAGGTAGGGATAATACCGTCACTGCGAGCCACATCTCCATATAGCCTATTGTCTCTTGCATATTTCTTGTCATCAATACCCGGCTCCATGCTGTAGGTCCATTTTCCGCCATTTTTAATCCTTAAGTGATCGTAGACGAGACCTTTAGCATTAGATAAGAATGGACTTGCACAATCAAAACTAACTGTAAAATTCTCGTTATGATATTTACGAACAGAACGTTGTATATCTGTTAATAATGTGGCAAATTCTAACTTACTGGTGCCAAGGAAATGCATCCAATCATGTGTGCCCTTTTCCAATAACCCGTCACGAATTAACTGAACAATTCTACGTAACACCAGATCAATGTCACACATATTTTGTCCACCCATTGCCCATCCGTTGAAATGAGTCTGTGGATACAGTTTTGTATCACAAAAATCCTTCATTTGATTATACCAGTCATTGGCTTCAGTGTGATTATCACCTTGAAGAACATTTAGAAACTTACAACGACCTGTACGATGCTTCATCCAATATTCATTGTTAATGCGTGTACCATTAACAGCTTCTTGATAGTTATTAATGCCGGTGTTAGCTGAGCCATTTGGAGTTTTACTGACCCAACTGGGAATATCTAAAACCATGCCATAGTCCATGTAAGCATCCATCCAACGGAGAACACCATCTCGTTTGGCATGTGCTTTAGGACAGTTAGGATCTTTCCAATCACCTGCCCATACACCCTTACCAATTTGGAAGCCACCTGAGTCACCTAATACAAAACTATTGGGATTGCGAGTGCGAACCATTGCTTCTTTTTCATCAGAATTAAGTTCTAGAATAGCATGTCCTGCTGAATACAAACACCATGGATAATAAAAGTAACTGATATCTGGATCAAGGAAATCCAGTCCTCTGATACCGTTCTGCATTGAAGCAGGTACACGACTTGCCTGCATCTTCTTAGCATATTTGCAAATTTGAAAAGTATAAAAGCTACTTAATGCCGGTAAGAACAGCGCATATTGACTGCGACCATTCTTATCTAATTGTCTTGCTGAAAGGTTATCCTGTGGTATCATCATCATCTTCTTTGTTGTTGTATTCAAAACATTTAAAACCTGCTTGATGTTCCCATGTTAACAAGCCTGCTCTAGGACTATTGGGGTTAGTACACACACCCCAATCGCAATCCCAACTTTCATTCTCTTGATCATAGAGTGGAACAAACCATTTGCAACCTGAGCTACAATCTGGATAGTTAAGATCGATTAACTTCCAACGTTCTACAGAACCGCCATAATCTCTATAATCAGTGGGCAGTACACGACATACTGCCCATTTTGGATCTTGATTCATTACTTACTCTGTGCAGGAATAATATAACGATATTCAATGAGTCCGCTGTCAACGGTGATCTCAGCAGCGCCTTCGTCACTGAACTTAACAGTCTTATCCCCAAACAAATTAAGGATACTTAGAAAACGTGCCACAGGCCAATGCCATTGCTTGTCAAGCTTGCCAGTAATGTTACTCTGAAAAACAAAGTTACCTGCATGAGTACTATGATCACCAAAGTAAAACAGTAAATTCTTATTTTCAGTCTTGGCAATAAACTGTGATTCATCACTGTTTGCTGTTGCTTGAAACTTGAATCTCTGTAAACTTGTAGTTACAGGTACAAACTCAACGTCCCACTTAACACCCTTAAACTTAACAGACTTTAGCTTATCATTGATAGCTTCAGTGGCCATAAAACGGTAATCATTCTTAAAATCACCCTTTTGATTTTCAAAGTGTAACCCTGCTGGTACATCCTTGCCGTTGCGATTCTGTAAGCTTAATTCAATTGTGGCGTTTTCCTTGTACTCAGGAATACTTAAAATAGTTGCTAACTTATTGAGATTTGGCATGCCAAATACTCCAGCAAATGCACTGTTAGCCTGTTTAAATGTAGCATTTACAACAACACTCTTGTCATCACTGACTGCTTCAATGATTGTAGATGTGTCATCTCCGGTAATCTTTAATAGTTCAATGCAGCCCAGTGCTTGTGTATGTTCAACAATGTCTAATAGATAATCTCTCATTTTATCTTTCCTTGATATTATTTAGAATTTTATATTAATTTTTGTAATAAATCTATATTAAAAAAACAAACTTTCAAACGTTGATTGTATATTTGTTGAATTAGTTAAGTCCCAATCCAACACTCCCAACAAGTTGTTTACTTTCTGTGTGATAATAGTTTCTTCCATGTTCACTGCATCAAACGGCATATCCTTAAACCACTGAGGTAAACGCTGCTCATCTGTTGGATAAGCAATTGATGTCATACCCAATGGATTTGGACGTAGTTTACAAACAATACATTTCATACCGTCTGTAATCTTTGTACTGCGATTGTCGCTATGCATACGCAGCATATTGTTCCAATTAATAGCAGCACGAACATGTCCTGGCATATTTGCTTTACCATTCTTTGTTTCAAGATCACCATAATATGTCAGCTTGTTAACACGCTTAGGTGTACCCTTTTCCCATGCTGGTCTTAATTTAAACTCTTCCTTAAAGGTTTTGATACTTTCAATGACTTCTTCTCTAGTAGCACCATCTAGAACCTGTTTGAGAATTCTACTTAAAAACTCCTGTACAACCTTAGGTGTGTCACTTCGCTTTAGATCAAGCCCCATTGCTTTGATTTTACCAGACTTGCCTTCTGTATCTAAACGCTTGCCTTCTAAATCCACAATCAGTGCAGCATAACGCTTTTTTGTAATAAACAAGCCCTTGCTGGCAACAATTTCTCTGCCACCTTTGATAATCACGCCATTTTCCTTAGGCACATGAAATGCACGTTCCATAAAGCCAGGAAAACTTACATTAACCTGATCAGCAATTTGATCATAGAGTCTAATAGAAATATCAGCGTTCCATTCCATAAGACCTTTAGCTACATCATCTTTGACGATGGGCCATGCACTGAAGTAAACAGAGTCAGTATCACCATAGATAATGGCTTGACCAACATAGTCATATTCGCCAGTGAGAACTTCATTCACTGTAGCATCCATATGTTGAGCAATACAACGACCAGTTAGTGTAGTTGACTGCCCGATTCGTTTATCAAAGAAACGGCAACCAGGGTTGAGAATTGCACCATACAAGCTGTTTAGATTAATTTTCTTTACCAGCTGCCTCTTATCCCAGAAGGCCGCTTCCTTAGCATCTTTGGCTTCTTTCTTTTTGGCTTGTAGTTCTTGACGCTCTTTGTACCAGCGCTCCAATAATCCAGGAACCACGCCTTGTCTGTCCAATGTAAACAGTGTGCCGTTTGCACTGAGACTCCATGACTGATTGCTGTCAAAGACCATTTTATAGATTTGTGCTGCACTATACGTTTCACTTGATCCATCCTCCCAATCGACAGTAATTTCTGTGCCAATTTCTCTGTTCATTACTGCATTATATTCTAAACTGCCAAACAGACCTTCCCATGCATCAGCAAACTTTCCACCATTGGTAGACATTTTATTTTGGATATAAGCATCAGTCATTATTGGACGCAGTTGTCCAATAATAGTTTCAACACTCATATTCAGCGCACGAATCGCAGATGGATAAAGTGAATTAATATCAATTGCACCAATCCATTCATGTATACCCTTTTTAGGATAAGCAACATAAGCACCTGCTGCTTGATTATCATCACTGTATCCTTTGCGTGTTGGCACAACCATGCCACGCTGGTGTGCTTCATTGATAATAGCTTGTTCAGTAACTGCAACAGCGCCCATTGTTGTCTGCAATAGCACAGTGTTAGCATGAGCAAGTTCATTAGCCAGATCAAGAAATTTTAACCTCTTATCTAGTTTATCAATCAGTGCAACGTCCTGTCTGTTATATTCCAAGAACTTTTTGAAATCTTGATTGTATAATTGATCAAGGGATCCTTCATATGGGATCTTACGATCATTGAGTTCATACTCACCAATTGCATCTAGTGCATAACTGTGACGTTCTTCATAGGTATACTTGCGATACAGATTCATATAGTCCATATGCACACGACCAACAATATCAAATGTTTGACGTTCGAGGCCAAACTTTTCATATGTGCGATCTTTTGGCATTTGATTCCATAGACAATAGCGTCTTGTGTCATCCTTGCTTAGGATTCTAGCAGTACGATTAATCATATATGGAATATCAAAACCTTCACTGTTCCATCCGCTTAAGATATCTGCATCTTCAATTAGATCTAAGAATGTTAACAATAGATCAGCTTCATTTTCAAACTGGTAACAGTTGGGAATACTATCGCAAATTACCTGTGCTTCTTCAACTGAAAGTGTAGGCGGACGCATACAAAGTGTAACAAGTTCATCTAGCCAATTGAGATATACTGTTACTGCTGTGACTTTGGTAAAAGGATCTTCTGGACTTGAATATCCACGTACTTTATCAAAGTCTGTCTCAATGTCGAAAAATGCAGTATGTAGTTCCGGAGCATCTTGTCCAATATAATGTTCAGCTAAACATCTAAAGATTGGATTAATATCACTTTCGTATAAGTTTAATCCTTTGAACGCTGTCATTTCCTTGCGAAAGTCTTTACTGCTGCGAGCACTTACTCGTTTACAGGGTTCGCCCCAAATAGTACGAAACTGACCATTTTCATTTGGATAATAGAATACATAATTTGCTGGATAATCGTGGTAAACTCTTTTACCATCTCGACGTTCCACAACATGGATACGTTCTTTTTCTCGATCGATAATTGCGTCGATATACATTTCATTTCCTTAGCTGCTTACGGCCAGCCCTGCCTCTACATGAGGGTTTTGAAAGGATCCCACAACCTTGTATTATAATTATTCGTCTTCGTGACGTAGATTATCTGTGCTGTTTAGAATACTTTCGATTACATCTAAGTCATCACGCACACGATCATAATCACGCTTCTGTGCCATCTTGATTGCTCGTTTGAGAAGACTGGGTTTAATTTCAAGTTCTTCAGCAATATGTTTAATTGTATCAGTTAACCCACCATTGAGAGTTTCAATTTCTGTCATTACAGTTGAACTTTCACTGATCAACTGCTTCAGTTTAGCTTTTTCTTCCGGGTTAAAATTACGAGTTGTCATTTTTTTCCTCTGTTAGTGCTTCTAGCAACTTATACTGTTCATATGCTGCTATGTATTGTTCGCTATTATAACGTGGTTCAATATGTTTTGCATTATCATATTGCATAAATGCATCCATAAGTGTAGAATCTTTTTCTAACTTATTCCAATTTGGTACAATAATATGAAACATCTCATTTACAATCTGTAGATTTTCATATAGTTGATCAATATTAATTTTATGTTTTTTAGTTTGAATAGTGGGGGTATCTGAATCAACTTTAATTGTACCATTGATTGACACAGTGGGTTGAGTTAACGTATTCCAACTTACTCCAGAACTACCTGAGCTAAGATAGGTATTACTAGCTGGATAATTTCCCGGATAAGAAATTGCCATAGTTGCATTTGTGCCACCACTTCCTCCTCCACCAGCAACAACAACAGTTGAAGGTGTTGAATTATAAGTTGTTGTTGAACTTTTTGTAGACCAGCTCATTTAATCGCCTTTCTATGCAAAGGTTAGATCTTTACTGGTTGACCTTCCCTTGACTTCTTATAGTTTACAGCATAGTTCACAGGACTACAATTAAATTTTTTAACAAATGCTGAGTGTAGATCATTGGGTTTAATTCTAAAAGTTTCACAAACATGATAGACCATGTTGTTTATACCATCATGATTTATTTCCGGAACATACTTTAAATTGTGTTCAAGTTGATCAACAGCATTTTTAAAACTGTCATTGATGTTTTGTTTAACCGCAGTATCATAACGGAAACGAGCACCTATTAATCCACGAGCGCCTGCACTAACAGGATGCTTAGCCTGTATACCAACGCTCATTGCTGCTTCTGTTATTTCTTTTGCTTTCATATTATTATTTACCTATTAGAATTTGCCATCTGTTCTTAGTTTAGGCACTTTACCACCTGCTCCAACCTTAAAGCCCCACTTAGCTGCCTGTTTGGAATCTTCGCCGGGCTTAATGTCTTGTGTCATTGCCATTACATAGCGTGGGTCTTCTGCTTCTTTTTTGTTTTTAGGAATGTAGCCAACACCGCCCATTTCCATAATTTCATAAGCTTTCATCAGCAGTTCCACTTGCGTAATGACTTATTAATACGACTATTTGGATCTCTAGCAGTCTTAGCACTGGTACGATGCTTTTTCATACCTCTCATACGAGCACAAAAACTCTTACGACGCTTACTTGCTTTAGAGCCTTTCTTTAACTTGCTGGGTTTAGTAGTAACTGCTGTTTGCAGTTTGCTGCCAGGATGGCTACGACGATAACTAGCAACACCTTTCTTATTAAGGCCGCCATTTCTATTTTTGCCTTTACTAGTCTGCCATGCTTCTGCTTCTGATAATAGATCTAGATCATCTACAGATTCTAAATCTTCCCATATTAACTCAGCATCTACACCATGACGTTCAGCCCATTCTTCAATCATATCTTCAATGATATCAAAATCAGCTTCTAGCTCTAGATCTTCGTCTATTTGTGATGCATTCTTTTGTTCAACGCTTTCGTCTTTAACGCAGTTATTAACACGGATGCCGCCCTTCATCTTAGTACCAGCTTTGTGATAGCCAGTCCAGCATTTTGGGTCCAGACGTTGTTTAACTTCATCTACATCATCTTTTGGCTTCTTGCCACGCTTTTTCATATTAATAGCAATAGCTGCTTGCTGTGCGGCATTGGCTGCTTCGTCGTATCTATCATACTTTTGGCGAATTGGATCAAGATCCTTACCTTCTTTACCAGCTTTAGCAAGGGCTTTCATACCTTCCTTGCCATATTTCATCATGCCTTTAGCAGCACGACTCATAACTTTAGCTTCTTCTGAGATGATATCTTTAACTTTCATGGTGCACCTTGACCTCTATACTTTTTAAAACTACGCTTAGTATGTTTATTCATTGAGCTAAACTTAATATTACCAATACCTTGGCTGGTCTTTTTATTATTCTTGATACGTTCTACTTTTACTTCTTTGATTGCTTTTGCCATTTGTTGAGCTCCTTATACTGTTGCGGTTTGTTGTGTTTTTTGTCTCAAGTAATTAATAAGTTTGTTTCTTTCTTCGTCACTCATTTTTTGAACTTGAGACCAAAGTGTTTGATATTGTGGACTTACTGTAGCAGAGACTACAGGAACAGGAATTCCAGCTGTTTTAAATGCTGTGCTTAATTGAGCATCATTAACGCCCTGTTGTTGTAATAACTTGTAAATTTCATTACTGTCAGTTGGGCTGCCTGCTGACTTCCATGCTGACATCAGTTTATCAGCTGTGACTTTATTAGTTAAGTTACTGGCAGTGACCCCAATCTTTTTTGCGATTGCACCCGCTGCTTGCCCTGCTTTAGTTCCAGCAGCCCATTGTCCGGCAGCAGCTTTACCTTTGGCAATAGCCTTTGTTGAGCGACCTATTGCACTTCCGATAGTATCAAAAGGTCCTTCAGCAATAGCAGTAAACAATCTGTTTATCTGCGCTTCTGTTAAGTTATCTTTATGGAACATTGTACCACGGAAAGCTTCCATAACCTGTGATTCAGTCAATGCTGGCTTATCAAAATTGATGGATTCTTGCTTTGCTAGATATTTCTGTATGGCATGAACTTTCCATTCAGGATCTTTAGTAATCTTTGGATCAGCATCTAATGCATCACTGTAGATAGATCTTAAAAGGCTATCTGCTTTAGTTCTCAGCATTGTTGTAACAGCTGGAGTATCTTTAAGATCAGGATTTTGACTAATAATGTTGTTTCTAATAAACCTATCAAGATCTAATTCAGATTTTATTGTTCCAGATTTAATATTGTCAAACAAGGAATTAGTAGTCTTATTAACTATTTCACTTAATCTAGGACTAGAATCAATGTAATTGTCTTGAGCTTTTGCTACAAGTTGATAAACTAATTGCTTCTTTTGTTCAGGATTCAAAAATAATTCAGCATCATCAGGATACAAAGCATTTACTTGCTTCATTAGATCTTTCTGTATATTTTGAAGTACTTCGCTACCAAGTTTACCTGATGCAATCTTTGAAAATTTCTGATCTATATCTTTAGACAAGTAATCAATGACTCTTTTGGCTTTTGGATCTTCGTTAGCAGCATCTAATATATCAGTACCAGTAGTATTAGCTATTGATGCACTTGTTACAGCTTTTGCTGGAGCAGTCGCAGCAGGTTCTGGAGCAGTGGGTTCAGCTGCCATCTTGTCAGATGCTGCTTGCATAGCAGCAGCTCTTTTCGCTGCTACTACACTGGGTTTCTCTTCAGGTTCAGCAGCCGGGGTAGCGGCAGCTGGGGTAGCGGCAGCTGGTTCTGGTGTAACGTCAGGTCCTGGTGTAGTAGCAGGTTCTGAAGCAGCAGTAGCAGTGGGCATATCAACTGGGTTACCACCGCCGACAATTGTTTTAATTGCGCCGCCTGCCCATCTAAATATTTCAGCAGCGGCAAATGTTTTTGCACCTTCAGCAGCGGCAACAGAAAAATCTTCACCCTGTACTAACTTGTCAACAAACTTCAATGTACCAACAATAGCAGGCTTAAGAACAGCACCAGCTGGACCCAATGACATATAACCAGCAATACCGCAGCCAATAACCAATGCTGAATATAGTACTGCTTGTGCTTCTGGAGTTTCTTTAGCATAAGCTCTATATTGATCAATATAACGCATTACACCAGCATCACCGCCAGTGGCATTTTTTAATTCAGCAGCAGCAGCATTAAATGCTCGATCAAATCCACTAACAGGACCTGACTTTTTTATAGCATCTTTGAGTTTATCGTATATCTTCTTTAATGAACTAGTAGCATCAACACCTTTACCAATTATAGTTCTATTACTGCCACTAGCTGAAACTGCGGTTTCAATGTCAGTAAACAACTGTGTAATTTGAGCAGGTGATAAAGCAGCTTCAGTTACTGCTCTAGCAAAGTCTTCTGCTAATAATACCGTTGTGTGGTATGATGGCAATATAGTGTTGTATAGAGGATGTGTTGCTTCTAATAGTAAATCATTAATTCTCATATTAATCCAACCTCTACACTGTCTGCTAATGTACCACTGATAGTAATACCTGGTCTTTTCATTCTATACTTGTCTTGAGGCCCTTGACTTCTTGTATCTGCTACCATTTCAAACATGGCATTACCGTCTTCGTCGTCATTGACATATTCAAGTGTATAACGCATATTTGGAATCATTCCCATACTTTTAACTATATTCTTACTCACAGGAAATCCGTAAATTTGAGTTGCATTTCCGCCCATTTGTGCTAAACGTCCAGCTGCTCGTCTAAATCCCAATTGTTCTATTTCTCTGCCAAAAGCATTGAAATATGCTTTACTGGCTCTAACAAGAAATAACTTGCCGCTTTCTCTTGTAAATTTAAAATAAGGAGTTGACTGTGCATCGTGATACTCTTGACTAAAATCTACATTTAAGTCAGCTGTAAAACTCTTAAATTTTTCAGGATCATCTGTTCGTTCGGTTGATTGTGCTTTTTTAAATGCTTCTTCTCTGGCCACTGCTTGGCTTGGACCTGCACCTAGAAAAACTATATTTTTCTTATTTTTATGAGTTAATCTTGCAACATATTGTGGTTTAGGACCTGTTACATTTCCCATAACAATAGGCTTGGTACTCATATCAACAATCCAATTACCATAGTAATCAGTATCATAATTTGATGCTTCAAATATGTCAATGAAGCTTTCTACTATCTCATGGAAACGCATTAGTCGCCTCCGACCATTTTCTTTCCGGGGCGACCTTTATCCTTGCCTTTCCAGTAGCCTGTAAACTTTGGACCTTGACCTTCTTTTTCAATGTCAGTCATTGTACCTTCATCAGTCTTGTGAGCATGTCTTTTAGCTGCTGCTTCGTCTTTGAAAATCTTATGCTCGCCAGCATCGTTTACAGCATGATACGTACCGTCTTTAAGTTTTTTTACAGCCGGTGCCCTGCGACCATAAGAATCTCTTGCGTCTTTGTCCATTGGATCTTCGCTTTCGAATTTCTTCTTCTTGCGACGCTGCATGCCAATGCCGCCACTAGCAAATCCAGTGCCATTGCCCATACTTGATGCTATGCCGCCTGAGGAACTTGCACCAGCACTGGCATTTTCTTCAATTACTTTCTTACCTTTGTGATCTTTACAATGACTAAATCCAGTCTTATATTTTGCATCTACACCAGCTGCGCTAAATCCTTTGCCACACTGACTGCAATGTACAACTTTCTTTTCTTCCTTGCTTTCACCAATTACAAAATATCCTGCTTTCTGCTTGCCGGCAATATCAGTACTGCGAACCATAATTGGTGTGCCCTGAGGCTTCTTATCTGGTCCTAACTTTGCCATTTTCACCATACCGGGTGTTGCACCACTGGGAGTTGATCCACCTGTTGTCGGAGTTGCACTTTGTTGTCCAGTTTTTGCTTGATTGGAATTTTGCTGTGGTGCACCTGGAGCCTGAGGCATCTGTGGCTGATTTGGATCTTCTCCGGGACCATAAGTTGCTTCTCTCATGCCTTCATTATGATTGTAACCTTGTTCATCAGATGGAAAACGCATTTCATAAGCAAGATAATGCCAAACTGTTTCAATATAATCAGCAGCTTTGGTTATCTTAGCCTGTACCCAACCTTCTAATCCCTGCTTTTCATCTAGGCGCTGTAGAATTTCATGCAGCATAATAGCGTGTTTTGCAGCACGATATAAATCGCCTCTGGCCATTTGCACTTCATGATCTGGCTCTTGTGTATATGTTCTAGGATCAATATGTCCGTCATCTTCAGTTATGTTTATTTTCTTATTAATGTCATTGAGAGCTTCGTTAAATTTAACTAGAAGCTTTTGTGCAGCATCCTGTTTTTCTTCTGAAATTTCAGCGTGTTTTAATTGATAAATTTTTTGTTCAATGGCAAATTTTTGCTTTAGTAGTTTAACTGTTGGTGTCATCTGGATTGACCTTGTTTTTATTATTTATTAATAATTACAGTCACAGTGATTGATAGTTCAGATTTGTTTTATTCTACGGAGTAATGTTTTGATTTTGATTTTTAGCCACACTTTTTACTCTGACTCTTGGCCATGTTCTACCAGCTGCTGGTCTATTTTTATAGTTAATTTTTGGAAAAATATTTCCTGCACTATTTCTTTCTGCACGGTAATATAAAAATTTATTTGCACTGCCTTTTAATATAGCCTCGCCAGCTACACCTGCATTAATAATGACTGAAGAAGATACACTATAATTAATTTGATTATTTTTTGCCCAACCTACAATATAATCTCTCGCTTCATTTTGTGTCATTTCAGGGTATACTTCTAATGCACATGCAAGTACACCTGTGACCTGTGGACAAGCCATTGACGTGCCACTTATTTTTGCTAACTTATGTGATGCAGTTGATCTTGAATCAACTGCAAGGGTAGTACCGGTATAATTTGAGAATGAACTCATTACAAACGTTCCAGGTGCGTATAGCTCAACAAAAGATCCTCTATTTGAAAAAGGTGCTAGTTGATCAATGACACCATCAATGGCTCCTACTACAACCACTGGTACATCAAAACTACCTCCAGTGGCTTTTGTTTCGTTTACTGATGGCATATGCCCTCTCCACATGTAATATGGCGTTCCGGGTGGATAAGTGCTAGGAGGATAATTGTAAGGATTCTGGTAATATCCAGTACATTTTATATAGTTATTATAACCAACATTTGTTGATTTATGATGTATAAGTGTGTCATTTGCTGCTGCTGCTACAACAATAACACCGTTTGCTATTAAATCTTCAAGCTGAGAAACATACCAGTCAGCTCTATATGGAGTAAAATAAATCTTGTTTGTATCCACACCTAAACTTTGTATATCAGCTAGAGTCCATCCTCTACCATAAGTTCCAGGTGAGGTTGCTAAAGAACTATTGTTACCCCAGTCTATACGCATAGTAGGCGAGTTAATCAATGATGTAGGAGTTTCATAAAATTGAAGCTCAACTTCTACTGTAGAGGATCCTACAGTTCCAGTGCTTATATGGCTACCTTCTATTCTTAATTTAAATATTCTATTAGGACTAGTTCCTGTAGTTACATAAAAAACCCTTTGCACACTTCTATCGCCAGGAAATAAGTAAATCGCCGGATCTGAAATACTTCTGGTCCAATATGGGGGTACATCAGTTATATAAAGATTATCTTTATTTGTATATCCTTGATTGAATGTAACATAACCATTTGTTCCTATAAATATTTGATTATATGTATAAGCTGCGTAACTTCCTGAATTTATGTTAGAAAATCCCCAAGATACATTAAATGGTAAATTAATAGTAAAATAGCCATTATCATTGTTACCAAACATTGGTGTTGTAAATGATGTTGCACCTAAATTTTGAAAACCTGTTGTGCCTAAAAGCGATGGTCCAGAAACTGAAGTATAGCTCAGTGATAGATATGTAGTCTCCTGTATGAAATTTAAAGAAAAGTTTTCTGGATACGCTGGAAATATTCCAGCGCCAAGACCTACTCCGCTAGGGCGATTTATGTTAAATGTAAATCCAGGTGGAGGCCCATACGTGCGATTTGTATATACTTGATTATTCCACTTTAATTCTGTCACATCAAGCCATCCGCCTGCATTTAATGGTGACTGATCAGTGGAATAAAAGCTACAATTTATAATAGTTGGATTTTTTCTTCCAGTAACTGGATTTATTGGTTTATTTTTATGAAATTCACGCACATACAAAGGCCAGTTAGAAACATTATAATATAAATGATATAAATTAGCATCTCTGGCCCATCCTTGAGTGTTACCACCTGAGGTACCCATGACATGAGTTGGATGGTAATTTTGAGAATCAGTTAGTCCAGGATATTGTCCATTTTGAGGATAAGTTCCAGCTGCTCCGCCGGTGACAGTTGGATTATGTTGATACCAATTATAATATAGAAATCTATTGGTTCCAGTTCCATCAGGGTTGGTAAAAAATTCAGGATGATCTGGAATAACATCCATGTCATCAACAACAATTATGTCAACATTTTTACCAGTTTGAGGCAGATTAATAGTAGCAACCTGTGATGTAGAAGTATAATTTGGATCTACATAACCATAATATGAATTTCTTCCCCAGCCAGTTATATTTTGTTCTAGGGTTGATCTTAGTAATCCCCAATTCTTCATTGAAGAAGTTATACTATTTGATTTGTCCCAATAGCTACTAGATTGACTTGCGCAAGTTCTAGTTACTACATCAAGATATTTTGGATGAAGTTCTACATTTTTGATTCTTGGATCTGTTTTTAATAAGTTTGCTTCTTCATGTGTAAGATTATATAAGGTTGTACGGCTATCGTCAAGACGTTCTTCACATTCAACTGCTCTAGACAACGCACTGATATTATTAGGCATAACACCCGGTGTTTCTAAATCATAATAGATTGAATTTAAATCATCATGTGTCTCTGAGGTCACATAAAAAGAATAAGTTCCGTCTGAATTTGGTCCAGGTTTAGTATTAGTTGTTTCTTCACTGGTTATTTTTAAGGTTGTTATTGTGCCTGTTGGATCTCTTTCTATAATCATTATATTTCCAAATATAAAGATATTTATTGATTAAAGGCAGTTTGAATTTGTCTAGCCAATTGAATACCTCTTTGACGTTCTTCTTTTTTATTGCTGGTTTTCATTTTATGTGCTTTAGCTAACAAAGTTCGAAATTCAGTTCGAGTTAACTTTTTTTCAGCACTGGTGCCTAAATATTTTGCTGCTTTACGTTTTAAACTTCCGGTGTTACTGCTTAGTTTTGATTTTTGAGTAAAGTCTTCCCATAACGAACAGATGAGATCCCAATTGTGATAGTCATTGGTTCCTGTAAAATATTCAAGGCGCATTTCAAACTCCTCATTTTACTACTCCGGACTTAGCTAACTTTTTCAATATTGTAGCTACTTGTTCGAAGTTAGAATCTTCGTACTTTATCCCGATGCCATTGGCTGCACGCCATGCACTAATATTCTTCCCAAAATCATCAACTAATACATTAGGTAAACCGTCATGTGTTGCATATTTGTACTTGTCTGCGGTAAGAACAATTTCAACAGGAGGCATACTACTTAAATGTTTTTTAATCCATTCAAGTTTGCCTGGCTTGCTGCGAGCATCACCTTCTAATGGTTTACTGCAAATACGATATTCGCCGTATTGTTCTACAACTGTTTTAATCAATGCCTGTGCATGAGGTAACATAGGCAAATCAACCCAAAATGTTGGATGTTCTCGAACCATTTGAAGTTTGGCTTCAACATCATCAATATCTTTATAATGGTCAACACCGCTGATACGTGACCATTCACCAAAGAAGTCAGCAAGCACACCGTCCATGTCTAGATAGATACGTGGCTTAACTGTGTCGTCTGCTTCATTTACACTTTCTTTAACATAAGTCTGTGCAAATATATCTTTCTTGATTGCACCATAATCGTTAGGGCCATGACGTACAATGTAGTCATTGCCTGTTGTATAGTTAAGAGGTTCGCCCCAACTTGTATTCACAACACCGTCGTGATCTGCTAGTTTAGCAATCTTCATGATCTTTTTAGGTGTTGCTGTACCATCACCGTTGTCGTCATAAAGACCCTCAAACTTTTCAGGTGGTATTGGATACTGCTCACCTTTTGGACCTGTGATGATTTTAAATCCTGCTTGATATTTTACAGGACCTTCCAATGTTTGAAGTACACCTGCTTTGTCAGCAGTTTGATACTTTATTGGCATTGCTTTCTTATATGTTTTGAATGAACCAGTCTTAAACCAATTGTCATCAATTTTGGCTTCTGCTGATTCAAAACTATGAACTCTGCGTTCCACTTTGCTCACCCATTCCTTACTTGGATGTTGACTACCATGATAGTATTGTAACACCTTTTTTGGGTTTTTCCTAGAGACCAAAGCCCACTTACCTTTGACTTTTTTAAGCGTTTCTTCTAAATTCTCATCGTAATCATCTAATAGATGACCGCCTTCCATGATTGCTAATTCCATTGGCGACCAGTTTTCAGTTGTTTGAGCATTCATTGCTACCCAAGCTGGACCACTATATCCATTGGGAAACTGATTAAAGTGCTGAATAGTGCGATGCCATCCTTCAATGAGTTCAAATCCTTGCGGAGTCATTTTACCAATTACAGGCTCTTTACGGACTCCGCCCTGCTGTTGAGCAAGTGCTGCTTGTGTAGCATGACGTTCAGCATCTTTAGGAACATTCATTGGATTAGCACTGCCACCTGCTCTAATGTTAATGCGACGCTGAGTATCAGGATGTAGTTTTTCTATCTTAAATTCAAAGTTAGGAATAAGCTTCCATTGTGTTTGTGCTGACATGCCT